GCATCGGGCAGCATCGGCGCGGCGGATGTCATCGGCAATTTCGCTGCGCTGGAGTCGGGCGAGGACACGATCAGCGTCTCCGGCGTCGTCATTGTCTCGGGCGCGCTCGCTGCGACTGAGACAGGCAGCGACACGATGCAGACGACGACCGGCGAGGGCTACCCGTCGTCGGTCACGATCACCGTCCCGAGCGGGCGAACCATCACACTGAGGCCGCGATGAGCATTGCACACAGACTGCGGCACCGGGTCACGATCGAGCGCAAGAGCGTCACGCGGAACAGCATCGGCGAAGAAGTGACGACATGGGAAGCGTTCGCTAACTCTGTTCCGGCTGCGGTCAATCCGATTCGCGGGCGTGAGTTTTTCGCTGCTGCGCAAACGCAGGATGCGGCAGATTACCGCGTGATCATCCGTCCGCTTGCTGGGCTCGACCGCACGATGCGCGTGATGTTCAACGGCACCCCGTTGGATATTGTTTCTGTGATTGATATCGAGTCACGCGGGCGAGAGATGGAGCTGATGTGCATCAGCGGGGTGCGCAATGGCATCTGATGGAGTCACCGTAAAGCTCGAAGGTGTCGATGAGCTTAAGCGCGCACTTGACGGCGCCGCGAAGCAGATCAGAACGAAAGCTGTTCGTGGCGCGCTGCGCCAGGCTGCGAACGTCATCAAGAAGCAAGCGCAGGCCAACGCGCCGATTCTGAAGAAGCCGGCCCCGAACAGGAAGCCTGGAACGATCCGTCGCAATATCACCGTGCGGGCGTCGAAATTCGCGCGCAGGGGCGGCAATGAGGGCGTGTATGTATCTGTTCGCCCGCTTCGAGGAAGCCGACAGAAGAGGCTCGGCAAGGCGGGGGCTAACAACCCGAACGATCCGTTTTACTGGCGGTTTATTGAGTTTGGCACGAAGCCGCACGCCATCAAGCCAACAAAAGGTCGTAAGGCCCTAAAGTTCGGCGGGTCGTTTGCAAGGTCTGTTAATCATCCTGGCATCAAAGCGCAACGCTTCATGACGCGCGCCGCAGAACAGCGCGGCAAAGAGGCAATTGCTGTTTTCATGCGCGAAGTCATTCCGCAAATAGAGAAGTTCAACGGGAGGGCGCAACGTGTCCGCTGAATCAACCCTGTACGGCATATTGTCCGGCAGCGCAGGCGTTACGGCGCTTGTCGGCGCCGGCAATGCTGCGCGTATCTACCCAGACGCAATGCCAGAGGACGGGGCATATCCAGTCATCGTTTTCTCGCGCACCGGGACAGAGCCTGTCGTATCTATCGACGGCGTGCTGCATATGTCTTTTGTGACGCTGCAGGCCCAATGCTGGGCAAAGACGCGGGCGTCCTCTGATGCGCTTGCCGACGCGATAGAATCTGCACTGCTTGATGCGGGTGAAATCCCGCAGGAGAGGGCTGGAGCGTATGACCATGAGACTGGGCTTTTCGTCTCGTCTCTCTCTGTAACACTGTTTGTTTAGCCGCCGCTTGGCGTAACCCACTAGCCCGCATAAGCAGGCTTTTTTGTTTCTAGGAGACTCAAATGGCAAACGCCAAGGTTTGGAAGAATGTGGCTGTTGCGATGCAATCTGCTATCTCTTCCGAGATCACCATTACCGACATCACCAAGGCCAGCGAGGGCGTCGTCACGACCAGCGCGGCACATAGCTACGCGGCAGGCGACATCGTGTTCCTCGAAGTGCAGGGCATGTATCAGGTTGATCAGCGCGTCGCACGCGTCAAGTCGCCGTCCGGCTCGACCTTCACGCTCGAAGGCATCGATACGACCAATTTCGACACCTTCTCGTCAGGCACTGTCGCAAAGGTCACGCTCGGCACGTCGATCACCACTGCGACAAGCATCATCTCAAGCGGCGGCGACTTCGAGTTCATCGACACGACTACCATCCATGCATCGCAGCGCAGCCAGCAACCCGGCCTGCCGAACGCCGCCGTATTCACGATGGACCACATTTGGGACCCGGCTGACCCCGGCCTGGCTGCCATGAAAGCCGCGTCTGACGCGCAGCAGCGTCGCGTGTTCGCATTCACGTTCGGCCAAGGCGGCGCAAAGATGTACTTCGCCGGCTATGTCGGAGCGTCGCTGCTCCCCGGCGGACAGGCGCAGGCGCTCGTGACCACGAACGCCGCGATCACGATGAACGGCTTCCCGACCTACTACGCGAGCTAATCAATGTCTTCCATCCTGATCGACAAGATCCGCCGCGCCCGCGAACAGCGGGTGCAGGCTGGCGGGCATACGTTCGTCGTTCGACGCCCGACTGATCTGGAAGTGATGCGATTCCAACAGGATCGCAGCCCGGAAAAGCTGCTCTCATTTGTCGTCGGATGGGAAGGCGTGACAGAGGGCGACATCGTAGCTGGTGGCGATCCGCATCCGCTGCCGTTCGATTCTGCCGTGCTGATTGAATGGCTATCTGACCGCATGGACCTGTTCGGCCCCGTAACGGCGGCGATCATCGCTGGATACGAAGAGCACGCAAAAGCGAAGGATGCTGCAGTAAAAAACTGACGGACTGGCTGGAATCGCATGACTTGCCCGAGCAAGTCCGGCCAGTCCTGCAGCTAGGCGGGGAGTGCGCTCTTTCTGTCCGCGCATGGAACATCATGGGCGGTATCGACTGGGCAGCGCTCCCCGTTGTTGCTGAAATGCTCGGCATAGAAGACATCGAAACGCTCGTGTCGCAGCTCGTCGCGATACGAGACGCGCAACGCGAAAAGGAATGACATGGCGCTGGCGACACTGACAATCGACATCAACGCTAGGCTGGCGTCGATTGAAAAGGACATGGGCCGCGCTGCGCAGATTGCAGAGCGCAACGCGCAGCGGATGGACAAGGCGTTCAGCGGCGTGGCCAAAACAATTGGCGCGCTTGGCGGAGTTATGTCTGTTGGCGCTTTCGCGTCGTGGGTCAAGAGTGCGTCTGATGCTGCCGTAGAAATCGGCAAGCTATCTAGCCTGGCTGGAACAGGCGCCCAAGAGTTCCAGAAGTATGCGGCAGGGGCAAAGACTGTCGGTTTCGAGGCGGACAAGCTCGCCGACATCCTAAAGGACGTCAACGACAAGACCGGCGAGTATCTTGCCACTGGCGGCGGCCCGCTAAAGGACTTCTTCGAGCAGATCGCCCCGCAGATCGGCTTGACCGCCGAGGCCTTCCGAGGCCTGTCCGGCCCGCAGGCGCTGCAGCTCTACTACAACGCGCTCGAGCAAGCCAACGTCAGCCAGGCGAAAGCCACGTTCTACATGGAGGCGCTGGCAAACGATGCGACTGCGCTGATACCGCTGCTGCGCGACAACGGGTCAGAGTTCAGGCGCATCGCAAACGAAGCAGAAGCGCTCGGGCTTATCCTTGATGACAAACTGATTCGGTCAAGCAAGGAGTTCAACGAGAACCTCGACCGGCTGCAGGGTCTGTCGCGTAGCGTCGCCGCCGAGATCGGCAACGTCCTCATCCCCGCGGTCAACGAACTCGCCGAAGAGTTTCTCGACGCGCGCCGCGCCGGCCTATCTTTCATGGAAGCGCTCGTTACCCTGGGCACAGCCAACCCTGGCGCCGCCGCCGAAAAGCAGGTCGCACGCGTCAAGGGCGAGCTGGCCGACCTGCGCAAGGAGATGGAGAAGCCCTGGTACATGCGCAGCCCCACCGCCGCCCTCGCGGGCGACGGGCGCATCGAGCTGCTCGAAAAAGAACTCAAATACTGGGAGCTGCAGGCCAAGCGGGACTTCGACAGAAGTGCCTTCGGTCCTCCTGTGCCGCCACCGTCAGCCGCACCAGGGCAGCCGCCGTCGGCCGAGCCCCCCAGGCGAACCGGTCGCACCGGATCCCGCGCCCGCACCGGCAAGACCGAAGCCGAGCGTCAAGCAGAAGCCATCGCGCGCCAGATCAAGGCCCTCGAAGAACAGGCCGCGACCTTCGGCCTGTCCGAGAAGTCCGCCGCCCTCTACAAGCTCTCGATGGAAGGCGCCACCCAGGCGCAGATCGAAAACGCCGAAGTCCTCCTCACCGAGATCGAAACCCTCAAGCAGCGCTCGGAAGAGCAGGGCCGCCTCAACGACCTGCTGGCCGCCACGCCCACCGCGCAGCTCGACGCGCAGCGGCAGACCATGCTCTTCCTCGCAGAGGCCTTCGAAGCCGGCCGCATCAGCGCGCAGCAGTTCGAGGAGGCCGCCATCACCTCG